TGTAGGGGGTTGAGCGATCAAAAAGTTTTTTGATCTCCCCCGGGGGTGTTGTGAGGGGTCGCCCTCACCCCGAAAGCTTGTTCGCCACGCTTTTTCTCAACGCTCCATACTCACGGTCGAAGCGTTCAAGCAGAGCGTGTAGCCGTTCCCGCACTGCTGTATAATCCGATTTGTACAGCTCGTGTATCAGCCTGTGATTTTGCTCAGTGAGATATATCAGGTTGTCGGGGTCGGCGCGAAGTTCCCAAGCGGTTTCCAGCGGGGCGATGTGATGAACCGTGAATCCGTTCACCAGCTCCCCGTGTTCGTACCATGCGACGATATCCAACCCGTATGTGCGGCGGATAGCCCGTGCGCGAGCCTGCCCCCATTCGGGCGACGTGTAGAATTGGTCTGCGTCGATTCGTCCTTGCTGCTTCCGCTGCCGATCATAGCACCGGCAATGCTCCCCCACGGGAATTCGTTTGTGACAGCGTAAACATCGTTTGTATATCATGCTCCGACCTCTCGGATATAATCACATAATTTTCGGGTTTGCATTGCTGCGGCTTGTGCGCTTTTAACCGATTTATCGCCCCTTTTATGTTATTATCGCATAAAATCCCCGACTCCGCAATAGCATTTTGTCACCAACTTTTGCAAAGCCGTTATTTTTTTCGCCGCTTGTAACGATGGATCCTGTTGAATACGCACATTCGCCCCATTTTCGGGTTGAGCCTTACCGCCGTCTTTGCGTATGACAGCCCCTCGACAAAGTGCAGCCGAAACATTTCACGGGTCTGCGGGTCGGTGATGTCTTCGATATACTGTTCGATCTCGCGGCGGGTCGGTTCGTCAGCTGTGTGATACATTGCTATCTCACGCAAAGTCATCGTCGTCCTCGCTTTCGATGCGCCTGATCTGCCTGTCGAGCTTTTCCCTGATGCAGTCCCGGTATCTCTGCCGCTGATGCGCGCTGAAGAATCCCTCGAACTGCATTGTCAGCACACGCACATCTGCAAGCTCTTCCACAAAGTCTTCGCTGAACGGCTGTCCCGAATCAACACACTTGCAGGCTTGCTGTATCAGTTCGCCGCATTCCTCACACAATTTCGTGAGCTGATGTTGTGCGCCGTAGTGTTCCATTATCCGGCTTGCTTTGATGTAGTTTTCGTTCATGGGTCATCGTTCCTTTCGATCTCATTCAATCCGCAGTAGATAACGCTGTGCTTCACGTTCCTGTCGGTCAGCTCCGCTTGGTAGAAAAACTCGCCCGTTTTCTTATCCCTGCGGAACACCGCGCCCGTGAGGATATATTCCGCACCCTCGATGTAGAGCTTCGGGTTTGTGAAGCGGACGGGCTTGTTCAGACTGCGTTTGATCTCGGTCTCTTTCATAGTTTCTCCAGCCGTATCCATATCCCCGGTATCTCTGCCCAAAACTTTTCTATGACTTCACTTGCGACCTGAGCGTCGTCTTTCCAAAAGCCGAGTTCTGTCATGCAGTCTTTGAGCAGCTTGTTCAGATTATCGGTATCGGGGTGGGTCGTGCGATATTCACCTGTTTTGTGCCGACCTCGTGGGAAGCACCACTTGACCACGAGCCGCACGCCGCCGACAAAAGGTTCGTCGGGTCTGAAACGGTAAAGTCCTCCGCACAGCTTATCGTGTGCCGCCTTGACTTCGGGCTTGACGTAATGGACGATCTTGCCTTTGACGATGTGTTCGCCCTTTTCCTGAGCGGTCACGGTCGGCGGTATCATCGAAACAAAAAACTGTATCATGGTGTGTCTGCGCCCTCCTCGTGCGCGGGTATTATTGAAATTCATATGATTTGCGGCGCTCCATAGCCGCAAAATCATATTATGAAATAATATGTTTGCGTGCGGCTCACGCAAAAACGATAATTTCTCGTTTTTACGGCAATAACCCGCAAAAACGGTATTTTTCGGTTTTGCGTGAATCAGAGCCGCAGACGCAAAAACCGTTTTTGCGGCAAATCCACGCAAGCCGCATTTCTCATTTTTGCGGCTATGCTTTGCGCCCACATTTGCCGCCCTCAACCCAAAATCCACCGTGTTCTTTTAGGTATCTTCTGACAGAATCTTCACTTTTTCCCATAGCTTCAACAATGTCTCTGATCGTCGCGGAGCCGCCGTTTTCGCACCCCTCGAATGCAACTTCGATAGCCGTTATGCGTTCGCTTTTCAGCTCGTCCTTGGTCTTTTTCCTGCCGAGATTCCGGCGCGGGTCGAAAGCGTTTGCGGGTTCAAGATCACCCAGCACTCCGCTTGTGTCGGCTCGGTGTACAGGGTAATCGAACCACAGATTGAGCGGCGGGAAGCGTCTGAACTCTCGCAGCGTCCCCTCGATACGCCACGCTGAACGCGCTGCTATCGTCTTGTTCGCGGCTTCGATCTCCTGCATCATGAGCTTGTACGAATTGTCGGGGAGCAGCCTGTGTGCAGTCTCACGCATTTTTTCGGGGCTGAAACGGTCGTCGCCCGGGCAGAATCTCTCGATAGCACCCTCCCCCATGAACCGCCGCAGCCAGCCCATGCAGACGGCACAGAACGCCCTGTCACGCTGCTGCTTTATCAGAGCGTCAGTAACTTCCAGCTCCGTCATATCAAGCAGCGCGTCGGGGTCTCTCGCGAAAACTCCCGAACCGCTCGCCCTGTCCATCGACTTCTTGCCGCCCTGTGCGCCCTTGCTGTGGTGGTGGCAGTAGATGACCGCACAGCCGCACTCGTTGCAGACCTTATCGAACTGGTTACAGAAATGAGCCATCTGGTCGGCGCTGTTCTCGTCGCCCGTGATGACCTTGTAGATCGGGTCGATTATGACCGCGATATAGCTGCCCTTTTTGGCACGTCGGATAAGCGGCGGGGCGAGCCTGTCCATCGGTACAGAACGCCCGCGCAGGTTCCATATGTCGATGTTTTCAAGGCTCGTCGGAGTGATACCGAGGGCGCTGTAAACGTCGCGGAAACGGTGTTTACAGGACGCGCCGTCAAGCTCTAAATTGACATACAGCACCTTCCCCCTCGTACACTTGAACCCGAACCACTCGCGTCCCTCGGCAAGCGCGATACACAGCTCGATCAGCGCGAAACTCTTACCCGCCTTTGAGGGACCCGCTATCAGCATTTTGTGACCCTGCCTTAACACTCCGTCAATGAGCGGCGGGGCGAGGTCGGGCATATTCTCCCAGAAGTCGGCGGCGCTTTCGCAGTCGGGCAGGTCGTCGGAAATTTCCTCGATGTAGTCGCGCCACTCCTCAAAGTTCGCTTTACCGAGGTTCGTATCTATCAGGAACTGCTTGTTCCCGCCGCGCTCAAAGCCCGGGAGACGTGACAGTCTCGACGGGTTCTTGCAAGATTTGTCGATGTCAAGCCCGTTTTTGCGGCACACGTCGAAGATATACGCCACCCGCTTACGGTACTCGTCTTTGTCCCTCGCACCCACTCTGACAAGCGCGTGAAGGCTCTTGCCGCCCGTGTAGGTAAGGGTCGCAACGGGCAGTTCAAGCTCGCGGATAAGGGCGTTCTGACGCTCGACGGGCAGGCTGTCCGACTCTATCAGCACATAGCGGTAATCGGTGACGTTCTCGTCCTTAACGCCCTTGCCGTCGAGGGGATTGACACGAACCCATGCTCCCGCACGCTTGTCATAGTCGCCCAGTACTGCCCCCACATCGCCGCCGCACCTGTTCAGCGCTTCGATGAGCTGTCCCGCCGTGCGGTCATACGCCCCGCGGGTCGGGAAAAGCGCACCGTCATGCTCGTAGACCTCGGTGACGTAGCCGACGTACTCGTCAGGCTCGAAAAGGGCGCTCAAAAACGCCGTTATCTGACCTACGGGGTCGAAATCTTCGGGCGGCGCTATCTTCTCACCCTCGTCGGATTTGGCAATTATTTCGGCTGAAACGCTGTTCTCTTCAAACGAAATACAATCGTCCCAGTCAAACGCCGTGAACTTTTTCCCGAACGTAAGCCCGCGCTCTTTCGCCAACTGAACGATAGTCCCCGCAGTAACGGGCGGGTCGGCTTGGTCAAGCCCGTCCCATTTCGCCGCGCATTCGCCGCCTTTGTAGCGGCTGTCGTTACGGCTCCACTCGTCCCAGTCGGCGGCGGTGAAGCCCTCGTGTTTGAGCGCCATTCCGACCGAGAGCCACTCGTCATAGGTCAGGTCGGACGGCGGTATGTGTGTTAGAATTTCTTTGATGTCCATATTTCACCTCGTTATGGTGTATATATCGCGGGATTTACTCCGTTCGGAACGCTTTTCCAGCCGTTCGCGGCGATACGGCTTATCATACTTGAAGCCGCTTCAAACGCCCATTCTCCGACGTGTACAAAACCGTAGCGTTCGAGCAGACGTATCTGTTTCGGAGTGGCAAGACCCGCGTCACGGCGCTTTGCAAGCCGTTCGAGCAGGAGCTTTGCTTTGCCCGCGCAGTCGATCTCGTCGGGCAGGATACCCAGCTTTTCGAGCCGTTCTTTCTGTTTTGTGGTGGGCGGTTCGCACTCCCAGCCGAAGGCGGGAACGTACCCCGACAAGTCCTCCGCCCCTATCGACATTTCATACTGGAGCGGGTCAACAAGGGCGCGTTTCCGCTTACGCATTTCTTTGAGCTTCTCCGCGAGAGCCGCTTCACGGTCGGCTACAACGTCCTCACCCGCCTGCTGTTCAGCTTCCTCGATGTCGAAGATACAGCCCGCACTCTCGGCGAGGTTCTCGGTCATCTTCTCGGCGGTCTCGGGGCTTTCGCAGATGAGGTGAGCGGGGTGACACAGCTCATGCCGCTCCGTGTGCCAAAGGAAATCGAGCAGGAGCAGGTGGTCTTTGCCCTCGCAGAGCCTTGTTCCGCGCCCCACCATCTGACAGTAGAGCGAACGGACTTTCGTAGGTCGCAGCACTATCACGCAGTCCACCGACGGGCAGTCCCAGCCCTCCGTCAGCAGCATTGAATTACAAAGCACATCGTACTTACCCGCGTCAAAGTCGGCGAGTATCTCGGCGCGGTCGTCGGAATTTCCGTTGACTTCGGCGGCTCGAAAGCCCTTAGCACAGAGGATATCGCGGAACTTCTGCGAGGTCGCCACAAGCGGCAGGAACACGACGGTCTTGCGCCCCGCGCAGTACCTTGTCATCTCGTCGGCTATCTGTCCCAGATACGGGTCGAGCGCCGAACCTATGTCAGCCGCCTTGAAGTCCCCCGCCTGCACCGAAACGCCCGAAAGGTCGAGGTTCAGCGGTATGGTCGCCGCCTTTATCGGGCAGAGGTAGCCGTCTTTTATCGCCCTCGGGAGCGTGTATTCGTAGGCGAGAGAATCGAACACCTGTCCGAGATTTCTCATGTCCCCGCGGTCGGGGGTAGCCGTAACGCCTAAGACTTTTGCCTTATTGAAGTGGTTCAGTATTGTCTGATATGAGTCGGAAACGCAGTGGTGAGCCTCGTCGATGATGATAGTCCCGAAGTAGTCCTCCGCAAAGCCCGCAAGCCGCTTTTCACGCATAAGGGTCTGAACGGAACCTACCGTCACGCGGTACCACGACCCGAGACAGCTTTCCTCCGCCTTTTCTACGGCGCATTTAAGCCCCGTGACCTTGTAGAGCTTGTCAGCCGCCTGATCGAGCAATTCCCCGCGATGAGCGAGTATAAGCACCCTGTCACCGCACCGCACGCGCTCCTCGGTGATTTTCGAGAAAACGATCGTCTTGCCGCACCCCGTAGGGAGCACGAGCAGGGTCTTGCCCCTGCCCTTGTCTTCCCACTCGGAGATGACCGCATCGACCGCTTCACGCTGATACGGTCTTAAATTCATCTTCTCCAGTCACCCCCGAAAGAGCCGCCGTTCCAGCCGCCCTGTGCGGGGGCGGGGGCGGGAGCGGCATTGTTATAGCCTGCCGTTCCTGCCGCAAGTCTCACGGCGTTCTGCGGCTGTTCGTCGTAGGCGTAGAGCTTGTCTATGCGGTTTATCTCGCGCTGTACGCCGTTTCTGTCGTTGTACTTGTGGACGATCACTTTGCACACGCCGCGCTTGCCGGGCAAAGCCTGCCAGTTCATGCGGAGCGGTTCACCGTGACGTTTCAAGCCCACCGAAAGGAACAGCTGTGACAGCTTCCATTCGAGCGTCGAGCAGAGCAGGAAGTTCTCGGTCAGGGTCGTTTCGCCCACACGGAAAGTGACCACCGCCTTGTTACAGGGCGGTATCTTCTCCGACCCCTCGTGACGGGCACGTTCATATTTTACTATCTCGAACTCATAGTCTCCCGCGTCAAGCAGCGTGAATGCGTCCTCGTTCTGAATCTCGTCGTCCCAGCCAAATTCTCTGAAATCTTCTGTCATTGTGTTTACCTCCAAAATGTTATTTATAGTCAAAAATTATGCATTACGAATTACGCATTAAAACGGCACTCCGTTTATGTCTGCCTCTTTGATCTTCTGACGAACCGTGTCCCACTGCGCGATCAGCCAGCCTTTGATGAAGTCGGGCGGGTAGGCGCTTATCGGCATATCGGGCGGGCAGAAGCCTTCCTGCGACACGATGAACTGTATCTCGTAGTCGCTGATGTTGTCCTGCCGCATGAGGTCGGCAAGCTCCTTCGGTATGCCGTCGGGAATGATCGGCTCGAAAGGCTCGTCCGTGTCGGGCGGGAGCATATCGGGCAGTACATCGGGCGCAGTCTGAACGGGCGGCGGTGCCTGCACGGGTGCGGGAACGTCCCCGAATATGTGAGCTATCGGCTCGTAGGCAAGCGGCAGTATCTCGGGCAGACCATCGCGGTTCTTAGCGTCCCAGCAGGGGTTGTGGCTCGTATACATGACGCGCTCGCCGCCCTGTGCCTTGCGTTTCTTGCCCTCTTTATCCGTGACGACTGTGTGGGTTTTGTAGTTGCAGAAAAGCACCATGTCCGCCCATTCCTTGACGATCGGCGATATCTGCGAGCCTGTCTTCTGCCCGAGTTTCAGTTCCCACCTGTCGTAAGCCCCGAGTTCGTCGGGCTGCTCGAACTTGCGTATCTGCGCATGAGCCGTCAGCACGACGTTCACGCCGCTGTCAACGGTATCCTGCAACAGATCGAGGAACTTCCCGAATTCCTCACGCTCGTAGACGTAGCCCTTGCCGTAGCCGAAATCCTCGATACCCTTTTTCTGTGAAGCGTCGCAGATACTCGCGATACACAGCTTTTCAGCCCAGTCTATCGTGTCGATAACGATGGTCTTACAGCCCGTTTTCGGGGCTTCACGCACCTCGTTTTTGAACATTTCCCAGCTCGTGGGTTTCGGGTAGCGGGCAACGTCCATTTTGTTGGTACTGCCCTCCGTGTCGATAAACAGCGGCTGGGGGAACTGCGCCGCAAGCGTACTTTTCCCGACCCCCTCGGGCCCGTAGATGACGACTTTCTGCGCCGTCGCGATCTTTCCTGTGGTCATTTCAAACATTTATGTACCTCTCTTCCCGGGGCAAAAAGCCCTCCATATATAGCGAAAAAACGCCGTTTTGTTGCACGTCCACGTACAACTTTTTGACACTTTCGCGATTTTGTCCAAAACGATTTGTAGCATTACACAATTTTACCCGTGAGATTTTGTATAAAACATCAGCTGTTTTTAGTCCATTCGCCGAAACCCTTGTACTGTTTCGGTTCGGGCTCCGCACCGACTACGCCGCCCTCTTCGATGATGATGCTACACTCGTCCCCCGTTGAAACGCGGGTCGCTATCGCCTGCAAGCCCTCTTTTTCGAGCCATTCGCCGAACTTTTTCAGCGTATCGAGGTCAAGCTGTTCGAGCTTGTCGAGCAGTACGAAGCCGCATTCGGGATTGAGCCGCCGCACTATCGAGGTCGAGACGATAAGCTGTTCGGCTCCCGACATTCCGTCCCACTTGTGACCGTTGTAAAGCAGGTCGCCGCCCTCTACCGACAGCCCGGGAAGCGGCAGGTCGGCACCTTCAAGCAGAGCAGTTCTCTCACGGCGGACAGCTTCGATGTGTTCGGTCAGCGCGTTGTAATCGCTGCTTAACTCGTCGGCTTCGGCACGGGCGCGGGCTTTCTCGGCATTCGAGCGCACCCGCCTGTTGATCTCGTCGATTCCGGCGATGTCGGCTTCGATCTCGGCTGTGCTTTCGTCGTGGAGATCGGTAGCCGCAGTATTCGCCATAGCCGCCTTATCCTGTGCTTCTTCGAGCCGCTGTTTAGCCAGCGCGAAAGCACTCTCGGCGGCTTTCAGCTCGTCGTTCCATTTATCGCGCTCACGGCGCAGACGGGCGTTCTCGCCGTTTCTCACGAGTATCTCCTGCTGACGGGCTATCAGCTCCGAAGCCGACACAGGCTCGGTGGGCGCGTCGGGGAACTCGGGCAGCTCGTCGGCGTACTTGCGCTTCTGGTCGGCGATCTGACCCGTGAAGTGCCGCTCGTCGTATAGCCGCTTTTCCTCGCGTTCGAGTTCGTAGAGCTTGTCACCCACGCCGATGATCTTTAACAGTGTGTCAGCTTTCTCTTTCGGTGAGTCCCCCATAAAACGCGGCAGGTCGAGGGCGAAGGTCTCGACAAAGCTGTTGAGCAGCTGCTGTCCCGCACGGTTCCCCGACGGGTCGAGGACTTTGAGCGCACCGTTCTTGCCCGACCGCTCCACGACAATGCCGTTGTCGAGTGTTATCTTCAAATGCGGTTCGACCATGCTGCCCTCGCGGTGCGGTTCCGAGGGCTTGAAGCGGTCGCCGCCCAGCGCCCATGCGATAGCGTCCAGCACCGAAGTTTTGCCCTGCCTGTTCCTCCCGCCGATGAGCGTCAGCCCGTTTTTCGACGGCGCGAGCTGAACCGCCCTGATCTTCTTCACGTTTTCAAGTTCGAGTGTGTTTATTTTAACTGACATGATTTTTCCTCCTTGACAAACCGTCAATTTTCGTGTATAATGTAAGTGTTTCAATAATACTCTTTTTTCGAGCTTGTCCGTGTGCCAACACGAACAGGCTCATTTTTTCGCCCGCAGCAGTTCGCGGCAGGCTCTGACCTCTGCTTTGAGGTGTTCGATCTCGGCGGCACTTTCACGCTTCTGATTTTTGTGGTCAAAGTATACCACTATAGTCAATGCTATAC